TATCAAAGTATACTCCTGAAAAGGATTTCTCCCTCGAGCCGTCCACATTTAGTTAGTCTTCTACGAAGACTTTCTATAGTGAATGACCCTGAAGGAAAAGCCCGAATCATTTGTATATTCGATTACTTTTCGCAGAGTGCGCTACGTCCTCTCCATAATTGGTTATTGTCCTCTTTGAGAACAATACCTATGGATAGAACGTATGATCAAGATCCTTTTAGAATCAAACAGACAGGTCCGTATTACTCAATTGATCTTACGGCTGCAACTGACAGATTTCCGATAGAGGCCCAAAGGCTTCTACTGGAGAAACTGACCAGTGAGCAGTTTAGTAGATCGTGGGTAAATATCATGACTGCTCAACCAGTCTATGTACCTTGGGAAGACCAAACAGTGTTTTACGCTGCTGGTCAGCCCATGGGTGCATATTCTAGTTGGGCCATGTTTACGTTAACACATCACCTCGTAGTACAGTACTCAGCTAGTAAGGTAGGAATACCTTATTTCACTGATTACATGTTACTAGGAGATGATATTGTCATCGCAAACAAGAAAGTCGCTGACTCTTACCTTGAGACACTCAGAATCCTGGACGTTGATACATCGGAAAGTAAATCTCACGTTAGTGAGCATACCTACGAGTTCGCAAAGAGATGGATACATCATGGACATGAGATTTCACCTCTTCCGTTGAAAGGATTACTCCAATCATGGAATAGGTATCATCTTATGGTTCCATTGATATATTCTATCTTTGCCAAATTAACACCAGGCCGTTATTGTACTGTGCCAGACCTGTTTGCTGATCTTCTTTCACAAATGGGCTTTCAAAAAAGACACATCAAGAATCTTCGGAACCAGGCTGAGAAGTTCTCAGCAATCTGGCGATGGATGAAGAATGGAGATCCATCCAAAATATATGAGTTAATCATACGTTTTGATAATGAATTCCATCCTTTCCCATCCCCAGATTCTTCTGATTCCAAAGAATACTTGGGGTGGCTTTTCGAAAGAACACTTATGAGAGAGATCATCAATCAAATAGAAGAACTAGAAAGTTATAGGACGAAAATCCTATCGCTTTTCAGCTCTCTAATTGATCCGAACGGGTTGATTGGTCAGATCATGCCAGATCTTAAATTTGATTTAGAGGCTGCTATCTTCTACCACCCTGTAGTTATCAGTATTACTACTGAGTCTACAGAGTATAAGGAGAAAGCAGATAAACTCGTCAAAGATCGAGATTGGTTAAGCAT